AGATGTGGTGGATAGGCGAGGGGCAGACTCTTCCTTTTGATGAGTTAGAGAAGATCTTTAAAAAGATGACTACATACTGCGAGAAGAAAGCAAACAGTAAAGATCAGACACATATTGAATCACAATTCATCAGCTACGAAGCAGATGTGAAAGCTAAATAGTTATGTCAAATCCCGATTCATACTATTCACGTTCGGAAGTCAGTAATTCAGATCTGACAGAGCTTAAAAACTATCTTTATCCCCGTGTTCAATACGGGGATAAAGAAAAGGCTTTCAAGTTCGGTACTCTCGTAGATGCTCTTATCACAGAGAATGACCGTGTCCGGTATGACAAGCTGATGGTAGACGATTACTTGTATACGACAGAAGAATTTGAGCTAGGGCTTGAAATGCGTAAGGCGCTCCGGAAAGAGGCGGAGAAAGATCAATTCCTGGCTGTCGTGTTGGCGCAATCTGATACACAGAAGTTCATGGTAAATAAGCAGCAGGAATTCTATTATGGAAATTTTGCCTACCATCTTGATACACGATGTAAATGGGATTGGTGGTTGTCTGCTTACAATTTTGGAGGTGATTTAAAAACGACTTTTGCAGAGTCACAGGCGCAATTTGATGAAGCTATCGACTTTTTCGACTGGGACCGTTCCCGTGCCTGGTATATGGATATTGCAGGGAGCAATAGAGATTTCATCTACGCAATCTCAAAAAAGAACTGTAAAATCTTCAAACATTTTATCACCGACCGTAACCACCCTACGTATATCAAGGGAAAAGAGAAATACGAGGACCTTGCTTTTAAATGGTGGCAACTAATGGTTTAAATATATTTTAAGTGAAAACAATATGAACTTACTAATCACTCCTAAAGAACAAATTTTGGCTGAATTACAAAATATTGATTCTTTTCTCAATATCACAATGAGCGAAAATGCTGAAGAAGCCGTACAGCGTGGCAATGACCTGGCTGTATATGTTGCTCGCTCCGGCAAACTGCTTGCAGACTCGAAATACTGGCTTAATGAGACAATGAAGTCCGAGGTCATGCAAACACTCGTTGATACAGCTAAAAATGCGAAAGCGACAGCAACAGCGATAAATGCCCTAATTAGTTCTTTATGCCGGGAGGAGCGATATCTCGTCGATTGGTGCGAACGTTGTAACCGGACAGCAACACATCAATTATCATGGTGTGTAACTGTGATAAGTAAAGCAAAAGAGGAAATGAAAATGGGCGGAATGCATAACAACAAAAAGTAATTATCATGAAAATTTTAAGAAAAATTACAATCGGACTGGCCGTTGTCGGCCTGTTTACAGCATTATCTTTTTCTCAAAGAGAAGATGCAACATCAAGAGAAATAACTACGGCTGCCGTCATGGGAGTTGTATCAACATTTAGTATTATCACTTTATCAACCAAAGAAGATTATGGAACAAGCAAAAAATGAGATTAAAAAGGCGGTCGTTAAGAAAGACCGGCTGAATGTTGTGTATAATGAACGCTTCTCTGAAGCAAACTACACGAATGTAATTAACAAGAGCTGCGATCAGATCATTCACAGCGATTTAAGGGAGGCGTTTATTCGGCTTAGATTGCATCTCGTCGTATTGTGTGAACAGCCAGAGGCTTCTAATATCAACAAGGATAGCTTTTCTTCTCCGGGATATGCAGAGACACTAGAAAATTATATCATTACAGGTTATGCGAATGACAGTGTCGATGGGGTTTCCGGAATAACTATCATGGGATCCAAACTTCTTCAGTCCGGCAAAGTCGTTGACTTGAAAATCTTCGTTCCTCTCCTTGACGAACAATATCCCTACTACGAAGAATTAAGCATTGATGCAGCTGCATGTGATGCTGAAGTAGAAAGTTACCTATTTGAAGAAAAATGGGGAATTAGACAAGAACGTCTTGATTTCGAAACCGATGAACCAGAAGAAGCTATCATAGTGGAAGAAAAGCCGAAGAAAAAAGGAAGAAAAAAACAGATAGATGCTCCTGCACCTCTTGACGCAACCGCATAACTTACAATCACCATAGGGGGAAATTATCCCCCTATAAAATACTCTAAATCATGAATATTGAATTAAAAGGAGATAACTTTGAATTATCATTCAAGTATAAACCTTCTATTGTAGATCGAGTCCGACAAATTCCCGGAAGACGTTTTGACGGTGCAAAAAAAGTTTGGATAGTTCCAGCTCGGAGTAGAGTTGACCTTGAAAGAATGATTTATCAAATACGGCAATTTGAGAATATCAATTGGGTAAATGGTACAGAAAAAAAGGAGGAGGATATCGCTTATGATATTCCGGAATTACCTGATTTAACCGTTCCGCACAATTTGAAAATTCAGCCTTATCCTTATCAACTTAAAGGTATTGCACGTGGTTTGCAACTTAAACGATTTATGAATTGCGATGAACCAGGCTTGGGGAAGACATTACAGAGTATAGCAACAATTAACCTCGCAGACGCTTTTCCTTGTCTTGTTGTATGCCCTTCATCATTAAAAATCAACTGGCTACGTGAATGGGAGAAGTTTACGGATAAAAAGGCGATGATCCTAACCGACAAGGTACGTGATACATGGACTTTTTTCTTTCAGACAGGAATGCACCAGGTATTTATTGTTAACTATGAATCATTAAAGAAGTACTTTGTACAACGTATAAAGAAAGCTGAAGGCTGGACGCTGCGAGATGTGGAATTTAGAAACTCAATCAATTTATTCAAGTCTGTTATCATTGATGAAAGCCATCGTTGCAAATCTGCATCAACCCAGCAGGCTAAGTTTTGCAAAGGTATTTGTACCGGCAAAGAATGGGTTATTGAATTGACGGGAACACCGGTGGTAAATCGGCCTAAAGATTTGATTCCGCAGTTGGCTATTTTAGATCGAATGAACGATTTCGGTGGATATAAACCATTTGTTGATAGATACTGTTCCGGACAGAGAGAAGCATCAAATTTGAGAGAATTGAATTTTAACCTATGGAAGTACTGTATGTTTCGTCGTGAAAAGTCACTTGTCCTCACAGATCTTCCCGATAAAATACGGCAGGTGAATACTTGCGAAATCACAAATCGAAAAGAGTATATGGATGCAGAACGCGACCTTATTATGTATCTACAGAAATACAAGGACGCTGACGACGATAAGATAGCTAAGGCAATGCGCGGTGAAGTGATGGTACGTATCAATATTCTACGGCAGATCTCCGCTCGCGGCAAAGTACGTGATGTGATTGAATTTGTGAAAGACTTCCGGGAGAATGGAAAGAAGATAATTCTCTTTTGTTCGCTTCATGAAGTTGTAGATCAACTGAAACGTTACTTTCCCACTGCCGTATCTGTTACCGGAAGAGACTCACAGGACGAGAAGCAAAGAGCCGTAGACGCTTTTCAGAACAACCCGAAAGCAGATATTATCATTTGCTCAATAAAAGCCGCTGGTGTAGGTCTTACCCTTACAGCATCAAGCAATGTAGCCTTTGTTGAGTTTCCCTGGACGTATGCAGACTGCTGTCAATGTGAGGACCGGGCACACCGTATCGGGCAAAAGGATTCTGTAACCTGTTACTATTTTCTTGGCCGTCGGACGATAGATGAGAAGGTTTATCGAATCATCCAGGAGAAAAAGAATATAGCTAATGCTGTAACTGGTTCTACCGAGGATATTGAAGAAAATATCGTCGATATGGTTGCACGTATCTTTGATACTGATTATGATGATGAATAATTTAAGTCAAATACGGTAAGGAACATTATGAAAACATTAGAAGATAAGGCGCAAGAATATTCGGTGATGTCTGGTGCTTTAGACGCTGGATATTCCACGGAAACAGAGGAAGCGTACAGACAAGGTGCACGAGAAGCACAACATTGGTTCTCCGTGAGTGAAGAACTGCCTGACACATCAGATTTTGGAGTAAGCGAAAATGTGATTCTAAAATTGTCTGTTTATAACAAGAAACATAAGAATACCTATGAATGCTGCATAGAGGCTTATTACGATAGCGACATAGAACATTGGTTCTTTATGCTTCCTGTCGACATCAAGAATCTAAAATTAGAGCCTTTAGCTTGGCGACCAATAGAAAGAAGATAACCCTTAAACTAAGAATAGAAACGAGCCAATAACGGATGGACCGGTAGGAATCCGGCAATTAAATAGATGTTCACCCATCATGAGGCTTTTAACAGAACAGAAAGGAGCTAATATGAGAATAGAAACAAAGTTTACGCCCGGTCAAAAAGTCTGGGCTATTTATAACAACAAGGTGCAGGAATTTACAATCGAAACGATTGAAGTTACTGTTAACCTCAACTATGAAACAGGTGAACCCTATGATTCATCTGCGAGGTATAAATTACGTGTAGGAGAAAGTGCTGGGCACAGGGTGGAAGTTTATGAATTTGAATTAGAGAGAAGCTATGCTTTATCTAAAGAAGAACTATTAAAATCACTCTAATCAGAATAAATATGGACGAAACGAAAATCTGCAATGACTGCGGAAAAGAATACGAGCCGGATGAAGTAACTGAATCAGCTCCTTATGCTATGTGCCCCGATTGTTACGATGATTGGGTAATTACTAATTCTGCATTGGGAACACCATGTCCTAATTGCCAAGGTGGTGGATGCCCTGTGTGTAGTGGAACTGGATATATTGACTAATAACAAGAATAAGAAAGGAAATCAAAATGAAAAGCAAAAAGGCTAAGATGTTTTTAGAAACATGGCAGACCAAATTAAGGGGTGTTCCTGTAAATTCTCACGATGACGCTGTGAAAGCCGTTGAAATGGCAGAGGAAGAAATGAAGCGAAATGCTATCGAAATCGTTTGCCCCATACTCGCAAACTGTGAAGGATTTAGAGCGGAAGATGTTGTGTATCTCGAACAACAAATGAGAAAATTATTATAATTCAAATTAAGATAGGAATGAAGAAAATACTTTTAATATGTGCTATTCTCGCTTTAATAGTGGGATGTGCTTCGCCGAGAAAATATAAAGAGAATCGCTTCACGAAGCAGTTTCAGGAAGTGGATTCAATGTTTAATCAAACATATTTATTAAAATGAAAACATTAGATGAAAAGACTGCCGAATATGCAGCGAGTGTAGTAGTAACGTTCCCTGAACTTGAAAGCTACAAAGGAACTCTTGAAACCGTTTATGGACAAGGAGCGATGGAATGTGAATTGCTTGGAGGAGAAACAGGAACATTCGGGCAGGCACTTGAGTCCCTTAAGCGAGGGCATCTTGTAACCCGTAAAGGATGGAATGGTAAAGGTATGTTTATATTCATGCGTCCGGAAGATAGCTTGCCTACTAATATGATCGTAAATCAGGTTAAATCATTACCCGAATTATTCAAAAGATGGGTATCCGATAATTACGGAGATTCCGAAACTGATAAAATCAAATTTACTGCATACTTATGTATGAAAGCTGCTGATGGAACAGTTGCAAACGGTTGGCTTGTATCACAGATGGATATGCTTGCCAACGACTGGATGATATTTGAGTTTTAACCTACTGCCATACGGTGGTTGAATGTCTGCCGTATGGCTCAAAACTATAAAGAAATAAAATGGCAAGAGTAAAGGTTTTAGAATATACGTTTGAAAATGAGACAATAAAAGTTCCTGTAAATGTATCAGTAGATGGGACTTTTTCATGCAGCATTCAACTTCAAATGTCTCAAAAGTTAGACTTGAAAGATAACAAATTGAGTGGCACAACTCTAAGAGATATCGAAGATGTTCTCAATACGGCTTTTTATGAATATAAGCAGAGAACTACAAAAAAGCGTATGGTGGTATCAATTACCTTTAAGGCTACAAGGGGCTTCACCTTTAATGAGAAAGGTGAACAGCATCCAGCATTTATAGGTAACAATTCCTTTTATGAAAGTCATCAATGGTCTAACGAGTACCATGATAACATTAGTTTTGGATATAGAATACTATTGGAAGAGAGTATAAATGGAAAACGCTTCTATTATAGTGCTAAAAAACGTGAGGAAGTTAATGAATATTTTCTTTCAAATAGACTAATCCCTGAAAGCCGGCAATTGGATGGATGGGTGGGGGAATCATCTACATCACTTAATTCTTCTGAAAAGACTCTTATTCCTTATTCTGAAAAACTAATAGAGAATTTAGAATCAATTAAGCGGCAGTTAAGAAATGCCGCATTCTTCCTGGGTGATTTACTATCATCTGACAGCAAGGAAAGTTTGCTTATAAGTGACAATTTTAAATTATTAAAATAATTCAAATCAAATAAGAAATGAAGCTAAGAATAGAAATGAAGCTAAAAGATATAGTAAGCCAGTTGGCTAACCGAATAAATCAGCCGCATGTGATTGAGGTTTATCTTCGACAAGTATATGCGAAAGGTTTTGTAGATGGAACCAAGCAATTTCCTTGGATAAGTGTAAAAGATAGGGTTCCTATCCCTATTATAGAAGCAATAGATGGTAATGAATATGGTAGTATAGATGTGCTAGGAGCAATTCAAAACTCATATGGTGACTATGATTATTACATCTGCCGGTATTGGGGATATAACAAAGAATATAGATGGGAAAACGGAATAGCTCCTGATTATTGGATGCCTATCCCGAAGTTTAACGAAGAATAACTATTAACCCTTTAAAATAATACGACCAAAGCATTATCAGTATTACAACCAGTCCCCACCCGCACAGCGAGAAAGGACTACATTAATCACTTCCGTCAGGAGAAGCCATTAGAAGGAGTATTTTTCACCGACTTTATCCGGGATGTGTTAGAAAAGCGCAGCAGGCGCAAGTCTGAACACTATGCAGCCGTTTATGATGCGATAATAAAGCACATTGAAAACTTTTCATTGGAGTTTGATTGTGACATATTCACCAACTCGGTAACGGCTGAATTTCTTGATGATTTCATAGTCTATCTTGAAGATTGCGGGTTACGACATAATACCATTGTAGGATATATTCTAAAAATACAGACTCTTATTCGTAGAGCTTCGCAATACAATTATGCAGTAGATGTTACCTATGATGAAATTGATTTGAAATGTGAGCCTACAAATGCGGTATTCCTTTCAATGAATGAGATTACCCGTATCTACTACTACAAGTTTGTAGGGCAGGATAAGCGGAAAGCAAAGGAGAGAATTAGAGACATGTTTGTATTGGGATGCCTTACTGCTTTGCGTTATTCCGACTATTCAAGGTTGACAAGTCAAAACTTTATAAATAACTATATTATGATCCGAACAAAGAAAACCAATGTGGATGTCAAGGTCCCGGCACATGATTATATAAAAGAGATATTCGCAAAGTATGGTGGTCAGGTTCCTTCTGGTTTGTGCATCCAGTACTTCAACAAGTATTTGAAAGTGATAATGAAAGAAATCGGGCTTAACGATCTAATTACTTTTTCTTATACCAAAGGTGGAAAGCTGTTTACTGTTACTCGTGAAAAATGGGAGTTGATAAGTAGTCATACAGCGAGAAGAAGTGCGGCAACGAATATGTATCTCACCGGCCGGATGAAGACACTGGAGATAATGAAACTCACCGGGCATCGGACCGAACAGAATTTTTTCCGATACATACGGCTAACTGGTGATGATACAGCCCGATCTATTTCGGGAGATATGTTTTTTAGGAAATAATATTAAAAATGAATAAAGAAAAGTGTATTTTATGTGGAAAGGAAACGGTGTCGGTTATTAAAACCGATACCGGCTTTATGTGTTATAATTGTTATGCAGATCAGCGTAATCCTCCACGTTCAAAAGAAGTACATAATAACGAGGAAGCTCGCATACAAACAGAGTTCTTTAAACTTATTCCTCTATATTTTCCTAATATACCTGACAAACTTATATTTGCCGTTCCGAATGGTGGAAGTCGTCATGTACGGGAAGCTGCTAGCCTGAAACGTCAAGGAGTAAAGCCTGGTGTTTCTGATGTGATCGTACTTATTCCCAAAAAGGGTTTTGCTTCTCTTTGTATAGAGTTTAAAACGAGGGTAGGGAAACAGTCAGAAGAACAGAAGGAGTTTCAAAAACAAGCGGAATCATGCCGTAATAAGTATGTGGTAGTTCGAAGTGCATCACAGGCAATCGAAGAATTACAAAAATATCTTTCTTAATAGAATTGAAATATGTAATACTGAAATTCCACAGATTGAAATAGCTTTTATATGATAGGGGAGAGGGCATCTGTTTTTTTATATCTTTGCTCTAAAATTACAAGTATGACATTTGAAGAAGCAGTTTCTTTGGTTGACAGAATTAAAGATCAGGTTGTCGGAGCTCCTGTAAAAGGTAGGCTCATTGAATCTTTGTTCATTGGGCCTACAAACTGGAATGAAATGCATGTTTTTATGAATATCTGTCTTCAAAAAGGGGAAGATGAAGTTATCGACGAGTTTATTGGAAAAAGTTTCTCTGTGTATGGTAGGTCTGTAACCTATATTAATCCGGATCTTCCCAAATGGGATTTAACAGTGTTAGATGACTGGGAAAAGACAACATCTAATTAAAAGCGGTAGCCCAATCAGCTACCACTCTTAGACTTTTTACTTATTCTTCGTCAATATCTAGAATATCTGCAGCTTTATTCAAATAACCATGTTTTTCCAGGAATTCATCAGTTTTTCTATCAATTTCAGAAGAAAAATCTCCAGACTGGATATCAATTGATGTTATTACTTCTTGTTTGAATTTATCGACCTCTTGTTTAAATTCCCAGTTTTGCATTTCTTTAGAAGCATATTTGACTACACGATCAATTATTCTAGCACCAATGGAAAGAGTCTTTTCACTATATGTAGCAACAGAGTGAACTAATGATACCAGTTTAGTTTCAGACAATGGTCGTGAGATTTGGGTGAAATCAATAAATTTGAAAGGGTTTGTTATCCAACCTTTATAAAAATCATTTTTAGATATAGCAATCATTGATTTATCATATGTCAAAATGATCCAATGTTCTCCTTTTCTTACTATCTCGTTATTTGTAAATTGCAAAGCATATGTATCATGCCTTATTAGATGCATTTTCTTGTCAATATCAAATTCTTTTAAATAAAAAAGATATTGCTCCTCAAATTCAGCGCAATCACCATCTTTAAAAAGAGGAACATCAATAAATTCAACACCTCCACCTGATAGTATTGATTGTATATCAGTCATTATTGTTCTAACCCATGACTTAATATCAGCTCTTTCCGTTCTAACTGCACTGCTGAAAGAAGATAAATAGTCTAAAAAAGAAGAGGGAACGTTTTCTCCACTAAGTTTCAATGCAAAATAATTAGAAACAAATGCATTATTTGAATAAACGAGTTCATGTTCATCAACATCAATGTCAATATATTTTCTGGCTTTTAATAGATGACCTGCACATTCATTGATATAAAAATAAGGTATATAAAGACTTGCGTCTAATCTATTTGCTTGTGCTATAGCCTTTGTAGAACAATCGAAATACCTATTAACGCTTCCTTTATATAATAAAGAGCAAATATATGGAATCGCCACTGTTGGCTCAATTAATATATTGAAGTCAGACCATCTATTTGCACCTAACGCTTTTGCAGAAGAAATTGGATTTCCACCTTCTAAAGCTAGATAAATTGAGGCTCGTGATAATTTTGTTATTAATGGGTGATTAGAAGCGTTTTCCAATAACTTTTCGATTATCTCGTCAATATTTTCTTTTAAAACTTTTTTCTCTTTTGTTAAGAAAGAACTCAACTTGGACAAGCCGTTTTTTTCTAAATCAAACAAAGGATTGGCAACAATACTGGCTTTTACTTCTTTAAGATTTTTAATTTGCTCTGCAATAAATGCATTGGCAATCCATAAAGCAACTTTTTTAGAATCCTCTCTCGTCCAGTCTATAGAAAATTCATTGTGCATAATATCTACTTGAGCGGCAGATAGACTAGATAATTCTATTTCATATATTCTTTTTCTTGATAAAGAATCCAATTCTACATTTGGACTAAGCATAATCATTTCTCCATTTTTTTTGAGAATTTGCTTTCCAAATAATGCTCCTATTCTTCTTTTTATAATATCTTCTTTGTCCATCTCCAATTCAAGAAATGCTATAGTTTCTTGGACTAAAGAAGATTCTTGTAATTCTTTCTTTTCTGACAATATGAATACAACTGTATCATCGTATATTCCAAATTTCATTTTATTTGCATCATCAGACAACAAAGTATAAGAATGTAAAGCCAATTCACGGTAGTCTAGATTACTTTTATTAGACTTTGGCAATGGATAATTTGTTTCGTCTAGGAATTTGTTTAAAAGATTGTCTGATAATAAGAGTCCTGCAATACTTCTAGCACTTAAACAAGTTGCTTGAATATTTAACTCTGTAGAAATTGTATGTTCGATTTTTCTTGTTTCTATTTCATCCAAAATGAATGATGTCAAGAAAAAAAATCTAGATACATTCAATTTATCTATAGCCTTTTTAGCATCATTATAAGCTTTGTTATGTATTGCTGATTTTTGTGTTGTTATTTGGTAACAAGCATTAATTCTTTCCCCTTCTTTTGTAAAAGATGAGTAATCTGTCCCTCCATCATTCTTTCCATCTACGTTAACTGCTGTTAAGTTAAAAACGTCGTGTAATACAATTTTACATGCATTTTCAAAATAGTGTTTTCCTAAACCAGATATGTGGTTTGTCAATGTTTCTGTATCCATTTTAGCTTTGTTATAATAGTATTTTAAGCAAAAATACATATAAATATTGAGTTAACACATATCATAATGAATTTTTCAATAGAACAAAATTCTAAGCTATATAATAAATTACAAGATTTAAAGCATACATAACAAATCTATACGTACTTCCTAGAAAACATGACTTGAGTACTACTTATCTCTTATTTTATCCACTATCAGCCCAATTATTATTAAAACTATGATACTTATATATATTTTATCTATATGCAAATCCCACCAAGATAATTCGATTACCTTTTCCTTTTCATTTAATACTGCATCCACTTTATAACTTAATGAATCCAATCTGCTAGAGAACTGCCGTAGGGTAAGAGATAATATTTCATCAATTTCCGTCTGTTCCTGGTCTTTCTTAGATGCAGTAGTAATACTTTCTTTGACCGGATATTGTTTTCCTGTTGAATCTGGAGACGACAAGTAAACTGTTTTATTCTCAACCTTTAGATCACTCAACTTGTCGGTAGTGATTTTCGTCTGCTTACTCACATCAACTTTTAATGATTCAATTGAATTTCGGAGAAACTGAAATTCACCGGAGTAATCAATCTGCTTTTGCGTCTCGATATTACGAGAAGCCTTGCAGGAAGCAAACCATATTTCCGACATCAGGAACATTGTTATATAGATTAGAACTTTCATGGTCGAATCACTGTATTACGTAAGAAGTTGGTAAACTCGGAACGCACATCAAAACAGGGACAAGCCTTGATATATTCTGCCGGTTCTATCTCTCCGCTACCGTCCAAATCGGGTGAAGTATCCCGGTGTCCCAAGACTTCAATAATAGGATATTCCTTGCAGAGCTTCGCAACTAATTGCCGTAAACTAGCTCTTTGAGCCGGGGTACGTGTATCAGCAGGCTTTCTGGATGCGTCCAGGCCTCCGATATAACAGATGCCAACACTATGCTTATTGTAGGATGAATCAGAGAATCCCTTCGTATTGCAGTGCGCCCCGTCAATGGATAGCGGGCGACCATTTTCAACCATTCCGTCAAGATCAATGACGAAGTTATAACCGATCTGGTTGAATCCCCGTGCCCGGTGCATCCGATCAATATCTTTTGCGCGTAAATCTTGCCCGGCACGTGTTGCCGAGCAATGGATGATAATTGCATCAATAGTCTTCATTTCTTTTCCTCCTTCTTAGTTAATGGACCAACTTTAATCAAATTGACATGGCAAATGACAGCTATCATAATCACTGTTCCTAGCCAATGCCAAAAGTCTTGGAAAATAAACTCCATGACTTCAATCATTTAGCACCTCCTTTTTGCAGATAGTTCGTTAAATACGGTATGTTTTTTATAAACTCAACACTTAGAACATAATGCAGGAAAGCTACTACCTTGTAACCATTGCTAGAGTTAGGGAGAATTTCTTTGATATTCCTTAGAATGTTCACCCCATAGAAATAAAAAACGCTATACGTAATAAATGAAACACATTGTAGCGCACCTTCCGGATTTCCTTTGTGTTCACCAATAAAGTAGATGCAGCTAACCAAGGCAAAGAAAATAGTCGCTTCTACGATGCATCTCCATGCCTTTTTAAAGGAAAAGCTTTCATGATTGATAAGGAGTGCGGTGAGCAGTCCACAAATGAAATTGAGGGCAAATACAGCAATAAGACTTTTGATTTCCCCAGAAATAGGATTCAGATAAGCGGCTATACCGGTAATCAATCCAATAAGTAAGTTTTTGAAATAATCCATAATCATATATCTAAAATATTAATACTTCATTTCAATATCTCGCTACAATCATCAATAGCTGTCTGAAATACTTGTTTCACTTCGCCAAAGGTTAGCCCGTGATCCTCATGTAGAGAAAAGCCGGTTACTCCATTTCGCGAAGTATTGAAGAAACCTACTGTGGCTTCATCCTTAATAATCTCGGCAGTAATATCTTTGATAGCCTCGGTACCACGGGTTGACATTCTGTACTTAATCCTGATAGCGTCCGTAACCTTAGTTGTGGCAGTACTGTTAGTTGATGTAATGTTCATTCTTTACCTCCTCCTTCAATTAGTTCATTAATTTGCCCGAAAGCACCTGCCGTAAAGACATCTGCACAAATCTCCTTTAAGAGAGTAGCGTCTTCTGTTGTAATCTCAAGTATTCCTCGGTTATTTATGATTTGTTGGAGCATATTGTAGGCACGTAGTTTTTTTGCCATATCCATACCTGATTGAGGATTCATACCGGCAGCATAAAGCGCTTCCGAAACCATATCACGAAGAAACTGCTTCTGTTCCTTGCCATTGACTATTTTAATGGCTTCCTTACCTCTAAAATCTATTAAAGGTTTGTTTAAATTTAATTTCATAATCATTAATATTAAGCGATTGATACTAATAGTCCTTTTCTGAATTTCATATTACTACCAAAATCGAAATCAATACCTTGGTAATAGTTAATTCCACCATTTCCATCCCTAGATGTAATACAGCCGAAATTATCAGCCAGGCATAGTTCACTTGATAATGTTCCTTTCACATAAACACCTCCATCAAAGAAGCCTGCATACGTTGTATTTGCTAGTGGATAGCTTCTGTCTGATGCATTTAGATTTCTGGAGGCATAAATACAAGCTCCACCAAAATTAGAACCAATAGCAGCAACCCCAAAACGTCCATCTGTTTCTGCATTGAAAGTGACATTGACAACTCCTTCTTTTGATGTTCCAGAGCCTAGTTTTAGACTTCGTGATGTTCCTCCAAAATATCCTGAACGCGTCCATACAAGACGTCCATTTTCGATAGTAAAACCACCTATGAACCCGGAATCAGCGTCTATCCTGCGAACCTTTATCAAATCAGTATTCAAATATCCACCTACAACAATGGTAGTACCAAGTTTTGCATATTCAACTGCATCCTCAAATGCCAATTTACCCAATCCGTCTCGATCAATCTTGGAGTTAATCATTGTCTGCAGATCACTATGCAGTGCGGTGATTGTAACAGCACCTTCCAAATTAATTTTAGATGAGTGAATCGTAGTCTCTCCGGCCGCCTGGTTGATATAAGATATAAGCGTATTACCGTTTTCCAGTTCTTTAGAAGCATATATCTTATTACCGTCAGCTGTAGTAATCCAACCGGCAGTATCTATCCTTTGCGTTAAGCTATCGACCCGCGTAACTTGTGCAGAGATTTGAGTATTGAGCACTTTCAGATCAGCGGTACATTCATCTGAATAGCTTTTCAGTTTGTCTTGTATGGCTTTGTTTGCTCCTTCAACGGCTGTATTGAAACTAGCTAAAGCAGAGTTGAATAGAGTAAACTTATCATCTACATTCTTTTTTTCCTCAATAGTCGTTTGTCCATCTGCAATAGCTGTATTTATTGCAGCAATAAGATTGTCAATTGCACCTGACAAAGAAACCTTGGCATTAAGTAAATCTGTTTTAGCAGAGCCTTCCAGATAAGCGTTCACATATAGTTTGCTATATGTAGCTTCAACAGCAGATTTCGTATTTCCGACTGTATTTAAGTATTTCTCAATCGCTTTAGTTTCCGCCTCGTCTATAATGCCATCCGCAAATGCGCCATCTACATAGTCATGCAAGCCTTCAACTGATGTTGCAGCATCCTGCGCAGCCTTAGCAGCATCCGCAGCATCCTCTAAAGCCTGCATTGCCTGTTTCAGTGCTTCATCCGAATAATCCTTTAGCTTGTCCTGTATAGCCTTATTAGCGGCTTCAACAGCAGTATTAAAATCAGCATAGGCAGAATTGAAAAGAGTGAATTTATTATCCACGTCTTTCTTTTCTTCAGATGTTGTAAATCCGTCGAAAATTGCGGCATTGATAGTATTAATCAGGCTTTCAATACTCCCCATTAAGCTAACTTTAGCATTGAGCAAACCAATCTTTGCAGGACCGGATAAATAAACATTTGTGTAGAGTTTATTGTAAGTTGCTTCGATAGCTTGTTTGGTATTGTTGACAGTATTGATATACTTTTCAATAGCTTTTGCTTCGGCTTCGTCTATAATTCCGTCAGCGAAGGCTCCATCTACATAATTATGAAGTCCTTCCACTGAATCAGCAGCATCCTTGGCCGCTTTAGCTGCATCCTTTATTTCCTGATGAGCAGCTTCCCATTCAGACAGATTTTCCAATCCGGAAGAACCTGCTTTTATTTGAATGTTACCGCCGATCTCACTTTTTACTAGATCGAAATATGTATCACCATCCGGAGAAAGGATTCTTTCTGTTGTTACGCGGCCCGGCAGAATTTCAGTAAATCCGTATAGCTGAACAAAACTTCTACTACCTTCATACTCGCTGTTAAGCACTCCGGTGAGTAAATGATAATATCCAGCTATCTGTTCCATTTTAATAGCTGTTTCACTCAAGAGGAATGTTCCGGCTTGATTCTCCTTGCCAACTTTAGCATATAGATAATACTTCTTGTCCGGGTCAATGAGTACCGGAGAATCATAGTTAGCCATGTCCCAGTACTTGTATTCATCTGCCTTATGAGAAGAAGAAAGAGAACTAATACCGAGTGTCAAATGCTGAAGGATTCCTGCCGGAGCGTTCAGTATCTTTGTACTTGTATTGAAAGTAATATTATGAGCTACTTGAACCGGATTCGTTTTTGAATTGACAAAACGAAATTGCAAGCTTTCGTCTCCGACAAGCAGTTGCATGGTTGAAACGGTTATCGGATTGACGGAGCCGGAGAAGTTCAACAGTGCATCTTCAAGCATAGACATCGTTTCCTTTGCGTCACGGAAACGACGTTTAGTGAATTGTAAAGCGTCCTTATGCTTCTCAATAACTGTCACCTCGTTAGTTTCTATCTTGTTCAGATCACTTGACACAGACGTACCTATCGATTCGTTAGACAATTCAATTTCGGGTGAATACGGATTATTCACAAAACGTTTGATTCCAATCATCCGGATAAGAGAACCTTCCGGATGAAACTGTGTATCAGAGAAGTTTACATATCCACCTAGCACAATCTTTCCGCCTATCTCCAACCAGCGTTTTTTAGCCCAAATACCGTCCAATGTCCCGGTAAATATGAATGCTTTATCTTCATGTTCATAGAGGTATTTAGCAGCTTCCTTGAAAGCTTCCCAGCTCGCACCCGTTTGTGTGCTATCGTTACAGATATAAGCCTTCGGCAATTGCATTCCGAACACTGCGTATGTATCACCAACCTTCGGTCGCCAGACTTCCGGCTCCGGCATAGTAATACCATCAATTTCCTGCGGAACAATTTCAAATCGACGTGCCTCTTTCTTGTCTTTCGCTTCATGGATATACTTTACTTCGAACTCCTTGCCTGTAAGCATACCAGTCTGGAAAATAACCGTCATTGTTTCTCCTGCTATGAGACAATCTTCGAAATTCAACTCTTCAGGAATGTCTTTATCTACAAAGTCAAAGAAGTTATTCTCCTTGTTCACTTCAATAACAGAACTAACAGTACCAACACGGGAAGGATAAATAGCTGTACAGTCCAGACTATCTTCCTTTGCTGTTGTAAGTTTTTTATCAGCACGCATGACACAAGTTCCATCCGCATCTGTCTTATACGTTCTCCCTTCGTAAACAAGAGTCTTATTCTTTGGAAGTAACAGGTATTTAGATCCGTATGTAGAATAATCAATATTGCGATCTGTCGTTTCTACCAAAATTATTTCGGGTGGTATATCCCCAGAAGTCCTACCAATACCGACCTTGAAGCCGTGGCCTTTACCATACGACAGTTTCAAAGGGTTCTCCTTGTTATACTCAACTTTACGCAGATGGATAGTCTTAATTTGTTTTCCTTCAACCGTTTCTTCAGTGATCTGCCATTCTGTCTCATATAGTTCTGCAAGCTGGTTGAGAGCATCAAGAATATAGGTGTGATTGTAATTAATTACTTTCTCTGTTCCTTCGATGTAATTACCGACTTTCCAGCCGATTCCCCGACGATTCAAGTTTTCAACGAGTAATTGCAAATGTTCATGCGCTTTTGCCGTATACGCGAATTTGATGCTATTCTCTGCGGTATGACGAACTTTCCACATCATTGCATCAGCTTTAGACGTTTCAAGGATAAGTGTATATTCGAAATTACGTTCACCGTTCTTCTTGAAATTGCTATCCTTCTTCAAGAAATAACGTTTTCCATAAAAGTCGCACCAAGATCCGACCGGTACTTCCAAATACCCAGGATGGGAGAAATAAAGGGTCAGGGAGTCCTCGCCCATAATAGCTTCATAAGAGTAGCTTTCATCCTTTACTTCGATTTTTATTTCCTTATCACTATTATATAAACTTATCATGTCCTTAGAATTATATCCTAAAATATAAACATCAAATAGAAATGTATTGAATAATAGGCATAAAAGTAAGGAAATGATAGACGAATCATTGATAAAATAATATATTACACGCAACATCAACGGCATTGTCACGAAATAAATCAAAATGAAAAATATTTAAAAGAAATCACTCAAAATGTAGTTTAATTCACCTAAGTTCTCTCGGAACTAATGCACTTCAATCGTCCGGTCAAAGTTTTGGACAAAATGGATATGTTAAGTTTAGTAGTGGGCTATTGATACAATGGGGAAAAAAGACTTCAGGAGGAAGTTATCAAGGAACTATTTATTTCCCTGTTTCATTCTACAACTCCTATTATTCATTATGCATAGGTCCTGCAAAGGGAAATGTAGTAGATAATTCGAGTTGGATTGCAAATTATACAGCCAATAAAGTGGGTAGTTTTAATTATATAAATACTTATTCTATGAATGGTTCAAATAACACATCTTCTGCTGAATTTAGTTGGTTTGCGATCGGCAGATGGAAATAACTTAAAAGTATAAAATTTATGAAGTATTGGAAACAAGGATTCTATGACGAATACCAGGAAGGTTCGGTAGAAATTACAGAAGAGCATTATCAGGAGTTGTTAGCTGGACAGTCGGCTGGACTAATAATCGCTGAAAGCAAACAAGGCTATCCGATCTTAGTTGTGTACGAAGCTACTATCGAAGAAACCAGAGCGCAAAAACTTGATGAATTACGATTATTCGATTCATCTGAAGCAGTGAATCAGTTCAGTATAAACGGAGTATTTGGATGGCTGAATAAGAATACTCGTGTAGGGCTTATGAACTCAATTAGTATTGAAAGAGAAACTGGACGATCTGAAACAAGTATTTGGCTAGGTAATACACAGTTTATTCTCTCTACCGAGAAGGCCATTAATATGCTGCAACAGATAGAGTTATATGCCCTTGTGTGCTATAATGTGACGCAAAGGCATATAAACTCTATCAATCAGATATACACAAAAGAAGAAATTGAAGCATACAATTTCAAGACTGGTTACCCGGGAAAGCTAAGTTTCACCGGATAACCGACCGTATAATCATAGTTTTCAATTTCCTCAATTGTCTGCAATGATTTGACTGCTGCGATGTGAGATTGTGTCACATTGTAGCAGTTTAATGCATACATTTCAATCTCATTCAGCATTGATAAAGCGTCAGAAATTGGAATGATATACTTTATAGCATCATACCACAACACGGTATCTGATTTTCCAGCATTTTTTTCAATCGAAATTGAGTTAAATAATCCAACACGCGTGGATTTGTCTAACCATACACTTTCCCCTTCAATTTTAAAAGAATTGACATCGGTCGATTTGTCAAATATCTGTATTTCAGACATTTTCATTTTTCGCACTTCTTCGATGTCGTACTCATATTCTACCAATATTGGGTATCCATCCTTACTTTCAACTATCAGTAAACCGTTAGACTGCCCAGCTAATAGCTGATTGTAATGCTCATCCGTAATTTCTACCGAACCTTCCTGGTATTCGTCATAGAATCCTTGTTTCCAATATTTCATAATTTATAATTTTTAAAGTTTCCAACGTCCTATTGCAAACCATGTAAAATCCCAGCTAGTCCAAACGATAGCCGGAGTTGAATTTATTCCACGGGCAAGAATTATAATATATGATTTATTCTTATTATTAGGGTCATAACCCGGAGCATACACAAATGGTTCACTTGTGACGTTTAACCCTGCAGTAAGATAAACATTGTAATTAGTATCATAGAAGCTGGTAGGAAAATACAGGCTAATTGCACCCGTTGCTCCAGCTCTTGTTCCCCATTGCATCAATAGCCCATTTGAATATTTTACATATCCATTTTTTGCTTTTTCATTCCATAGATTTTGTGATTCTAATTGTATAGCATTAGTCCCGAGAGAACTTAGTAAAGTTTTCTCTGCATCAGTCATAAATTTTCTTGTAGTACTTTCTTCAATCATTGATGCTGGATGAGAAGCCGGATGAGAGTAATTATTAGCTCCGGAGGCTATCCCATTAAGTTTTGTACGTTCTGCATCCGTCATAAAACGATGAGTCGAATCTTCTTCAACGTCTGTCGCTGTATGTTTATGAGAACTTGCAGCATAACTACCCTTGGGTTGGTATACTGAATCGTGGTTGTGATTTCCTGCCGCTTTACTATTCCAAGTTGACTTTTCCGAATCTGTGACAAAACGATGTGTAGAATCGTCCGTAATATCTGTTGCTGTATGCTTATGTGATGAAGCCGCATAACTACCCTTAGGTTGGTATACAGAATCGTGGTTATGATTACCTGCAGCTTTACTGTTCCAGGTCTCTTTTTCCGTGTCAGTAACAAAGCGGTGAGTACCATCAGGAGTTATATCCGTTGCTCCGTGTTTATGCGAACTCGCTGCATAACTTCCTGCTGGCTGATAGACCCCTGTATGAGTATGATTCGACGGAGACGCACCAACTTCGGAAGCTGTATAGGATGGTTTACTTGCAGCCTTCGCCCATGCAGGTACATCGCTTGCCGGCATCGAAGTTGGAAAATCACTTATTTCAGACTTCTTGTGAGTATGCGCTTTCGGTACACGTGTGTCACTTAACCGGGCATCATTTCCCTCGCATACGGTTCCTTCTGCACTACCAAAATTCTTATTAAAGGCAGAGTTTTTAGTGAATGCAGGTTCGTATGTACCTGCATGATTGTGATTAGATGGAGATGCACCTACTTCGCTTGCTGTATAACTAGGTTTACTTGCAGCTTTCGCCCATGCAGGTACATCGCTTGCCGGCATGGAGGTTGGGAAGTCGCTGATATCCGCTTTCTTATGCGTGTGAGCTAATGGAGTTCTTGCATTGCTTAACCGGGCGTCGTTACCCTCGCATATAGTCCCGGCAGTCGTACCGAAATTCTTGTTAAAGGCGGTAAGTTTAGTGATTATCAGTTCATATCTGCTATCATGGTTGTGTGTATCCAGAGCTGCTTTCAATGCCTTTCCCTGTTCGGCAGAAAGCACTTTATTAGTCCCTCCACTTGTCAGATTATTAACAATATCAGCTATATTGAGCTTCTTTCCTAACTCTGTTGCCATTGTAGCCGCAAAGTTCGGATCATTGTTCAGGGCGTTCGCTAACTCAATCAGTGTATCGAGAGCATCCGGTGCTCCGGCAACGAGTGCATCAACTGCAGCTTTCACTTTTGCGTCAACTCCTGAAACCGCATTGTTAGCCGCCAATGCAGCAGCGTTCGCATCGTCAGTGGCTTTCTTTGCTAACCCTGTTTGTATAACAGATGCATCCTTGGCTGTATTTGCTTCATCTGTCGCTTTCTTCGCTAAGGCGGTTTGAGCTTCTGATTCAGCTTTGGCAGCATTGGCCCCTGCAGCCGCAGTATTAGCCGCATCTTTAGCTGCATTAACATTACCAGCCGCAGTATTAGCCGCATCTGTAGCTTTCTTTGCAAGAGCCGTCTGCTCAACAGATGCATTTTTAGCTGCATTCGCATCATCTGTTAATTGCTTGACAAGAGCAATCTGTCCGGTGGCTTCTTCTGTTGCTTGCGTCATTTCCTGCACAATACCGGCATACTCTGACTTGCGTTGAGACTCTGCTTCGACACGCTCCGTTTCAGCGTTTATACGCTTAGACTCATTTGATCCGCGAGTACCTTCCGCAGTTTTACGCTCATCTTCATTCTGCTTTCTCTTGTCTTCTTCTGACGAACGGGAAGTTTCAGCCGTAGCGCGGGAAGTTTCAGCAGCCTTTCTCTTGTTTTCTTCTGATACCCGGCCTGTCTCCGCTGATTTGCGGGCTGCTTCGGCAGATACACGTTCGGATTCGACGGTAACACGGTTAGATTCGGCAGCCACACGCGAGGTTTCATTTGTTTCTCTTGTCGCTTCATCTGTTTTCCGCTTATCCTCGGCAGAAACACGGGTAGATTCAGCGGAAGAACGACCACTCTCCGCAGTTTTTCGTTTGTCTTCTTCCTTCACACGTTCCGATTCAGCAGAAGAACGACCTGTTTCAGCGGTCTTACGTGCATCTTCATTGCTTTTACGTGTTTGTTCATCCGAGACACGTTTATTTTCTGTATCAACACGTCCGGATTCAGCAATTACCCGTTTATCTTCAGCAGTTACGCGGGCCGCTTCTTCTGTCTTACGCGCATCTTCATTTTGCTTTCTGATATTTTCAGCAGAGGAACGTCCGGTTTCAGCCGTAACACGTTCTGTTTCGGAAGTCTTTCTTTTATCTTCTTCGGACACACGGGAAGTTTCGGCAGATTTACGTGCTGATTCGGAAGCTACTCTCTCGGCTTCTGCTGTTCCTCTTCCTGTTTCGGAATCTTTTCTAACCTGCTCGTTAGCTTCTCGTGTACCTTCAGCGGTAGCACGTTTCTTTTCTGCATTATCCCGTGCAGTTTCCGCAGTAGATCGTCCTGTTTCAGCGGTTTTACGTGCATTCTCATTAGTGATACGCACTGATTCAGCAGCTTCCCGGGCTTGCTCTTCACGGGAACGATTCGTTTCGGCTGTCTGCCTGGATTGTTCGGAAGCATTACGACGGGATTCGGCTGTTTCACGGGCTGATTCATTGCTTTCAACAGTTGCTTCTAATTGCCGCATATCGGTAGTAGCTGTTTTTGCATCACTCGTAGCCTTGAGCATATTATCCAAGGCAGTCTGAATCTTCTCTAAACCAAATTTAAGGCTAGTCTTAACTCCGTTGATTACTCGGTAGCCGATAGTGAAGAAGCCTTTCATGTCGCTGGCTTCGTTCAGTTCTGATATTTTTTTCTTCTTTAATGGCATAGCAAATCAATTTAAATCTATATAAAACTCTCCGTCCTCTGTTATGATAAATTCGCCCGCTTCGGATGAAAGCAAGAACTCCGTTTCTCCGATCCGGAAGCTGGTAAATACGAGTTTCAAAGTGAACTCCCACCATACACCGTTATTTAGCATGAAATCATTCGTCTGACAACTCTTATAATAGCAGGGATAGCTTTCACTCCATTCATCACAATAAAATATACGTTCTGCATCGGAATACTCATATCCTTCATCATCGACTTTAGCAGACAGTTTTGTGAGATCATAGAGTAGGGCATCGCGATTACGCCAGAATGCTTCAATTGTCCCGGTCCGCATCAGGCATTTGAGAGATACTTCTTTGGTTTGGAATTTCACAACTTCACCATCGTAGATTGCCCCGTCTTGACGCTTGAAATTCTGTAATAGGTTCTTTTTTACCGTCGGAGCCTTTAGTATTTCAGCATTGCTACCTTGCAATACGACTACGCCATAATCGGATAAGTCTTTGTCATCAATCTCGTAACCTTTAGGCATTGGAAGCTCATTTACGGGCTCATGGTATTCGTAATCGACTTCTCGGGGGAAGTCGTTACTAAAAATAAATTTAGCAACTTCAAGGCCCGGATTAATAACATAGCTGCTTTGGGAAGACAGACGTAGATTATAAGTCCTATCGATTAAGGGAAAGTAAAATTCATGATAGCTCAAGTCAGAAAGTATATCAATCAGTCCACCAATACCCAAACTGCCTATATATGCAAACTCAATGCTTACTTCAGCCGTATCCAATGTAGGACTAGAAAGATCAAATTCCTGTCCGTCTTCTTCCGGCCAATCATTCTTGTCCGGTTCCTTCATGGTTGGAAATACTACCAGGTTATTATAACTTCCCTTTGTAATACATATACCCAAACTGATATAAGCATCTATTCTGTCTATTAGTAATTGCCCTTTCATCGCTTAAGTGTTATACCTTTAGTGTTTAACGTGTCTATTCCCAGCTTTACAGCGTACATGAACTCTCTTATTTCCACAAGGTTAGATGTGTAATTGGAGATATCCGATAAATGGGAAACAATAGTATCATTACACCGAAGCATTTCAGCCATATTCTTATCCATATTTATGAGATATGACAGTTTCTCTGCTATTTTCTCTGTTCCTGAATTAATACTCTTAACTTCCTCATTTATAGAATAGGTATGCGAAGTCACTACAGCAAAGCTTCCATCTAGTTTGTTGGCTGAATCTTGCGACATTGAAGCAAATCCTTTCTTTGATGCCTCACGCTCATCGTCGTTATCATTCCAGCCGAACATTTCTGCCATTGCATCTCGTTTTGCTTTCATTTCATTAGAGAGCTGTTGCCCTTCTGCCTTCAGTGCATTATACTCATCTTCAGTCATACCGTCATCCATAGCATCGTTAAGTTTTTCTCTCCAAGCCATTAAGCTGTCCATGAATTCTTCTTTAAGCATAGAATTTACGATAGCATTCTTCATGTATTCTTCGAAATTGTCGGCGAAATCAGCACTATCAGCATCCATGTCTGTTAGTAGATCTTGAAAGTCAGAACGAAGAGAAGCATAATCAATAAGAGTTGTATCAGCAATTTGTTGTTCCAATACCTCTGCAACCTGTCCGACACCATTTGCGATTTTATCGGCAAATTTCTGCGTGTCTGAATCTAGTTGAGACCAAAATATGCCGGCGTCCGATTGTAACTTAACAAGTTGTTCATCCGTTAAATCGAACAAACCAGTCATACGACCACCCATCTTCTTTTTGAACTCGTCAACAGACATTCCTAATGCTTTTGCAGCCTGTTTCCACCCTTCACCGGACATATCATCTACTTCATCATAACCCTTTGAATGTGACTTTCCAGAAGCACCAGAATTTAGATACTGCCGACCTAATACTTTTGCATTCTCACTTTGCAATTTAATATTAGCAATAGCAGCTTCGTAAACAGCGTTTGCAGTATCTCCAGTAAGAGTTTCTGCTAGTTCTAACTGCTTCTCAATTACCCGATCAAGAATGTTGATGTAGGATTCATATGTTTCTTTTGCCTTTTCATATTTCTCGGTCGTATCATCCTTAGTGAACATATTGAAAATCTTCGTCGCTACCTGTATTACTGCACTAATAACAGCAAGAATAACAGATGCCTTCTCAACTGTACTGATAGCGTTAGCCGATGTATCTGCTGCCATTTCAACACCACTCATAGCAGTTAATGCAAAGGTCCCTATTTCACCAATCAATGAGATAATTTCACCAGCCGGTCCACCAATTGATTTTCCAACATCAGTTAATGCGTCTGATAATTCATCTAACTGTGCTTTTACATCTTTCTCTGCTTTCTTTACCTTAGCATCCTTCTGTACCACCTTATCTTTCGCCTCATTGTATCTCGAAGTCTTTTCTTTTACTTTATCCAAAGCCTGTGCCTCGGTCAGATAAGCTTTTGTGGAATCAATCTTACCAGTCTTTTCGTTGAATTTTGAGGACTTGACACCATTTTCAATTTTAGCACCACCTTTTACAGCTTCTTGAGTCTGTTTAGCATTTTCTAATTCAATTTGCGCATTAGCTAACTCTTCCTCTGCTTCTGCTAGTTCTTTCTTCTTGTCAGATAATGATTGAAACGGGTTACGTGAATCCAATTCATCCATAATTGATTGAATAGTACTAGTATATTCGCGAAGCTGGTCCGGAGAAAGAACTTTGGCAGCCGTACTCTTTGCATTCTCTAATTGAGTCAGCAGAGAATTAAGAGTTTCAGAAGACGTTTCTTTCAGATTTTCAAATGCACGAACATACTCCGGAGACTCTTTCAACTTATCGTAATCCAGGCCCATCAATTCCATTCCCTTGTTTTTTGTCGCCTGGGCTATGGAACGATCAATCTGTTCTACTTGATCTGTATCTCCATTCTTTACAGCTTGTTTTCGTTGTTCCTGCAGGGTAGCAATATCTTCATTGAACTTTTTCTCAATTGCGAGACGTTGATCTGTATAATCCTGATACTGATTCAACAGTTCGGATAAGTCATCTCCACGATTATATTTAGTATTTGTAACTTCCTTTTTTTCATTAGCAACTTTATCAAATGCATCAAACTGTTTCTTTACTGGCTCTGATTTGACATATGCTGATGCATTGAAGGTTTTCTTTTTATTTTGTGGATTAGCTTCGAAAGCTGAACGAGCTTTTTCAATTTCTTGTAATTTCTTATCCTCTGCTTCACGCTCGATAGCCTGTAACTCTAGATTATGATTGAGTTTCCTTTGTCTAAGGACCTTTTCGCTACTCTCTTTGAGCTTGTTGATTTCAAGTTGTTCGAGTTCATTTGCAGAGTCCTCTTTCATACGCTGCTGCTCTCTATTCTGCTTATCTAGCAGGAGTTTATACTTCTCCTGTTCTTCACGGAGCTTGTGAGCTTGGTCGTCCTGCTTGGAAGATGAATCATAGACTTTTAATTCTTTTTCAGCTTCCTTCAGCTTCTTGATATTTTCTTTGTAGGAAGTAATAACGGCAGAATCTATCCCTTTGAACTTTCCAGCATCCATTTGCTTCTTTTGTGCTGAAGCGATTGATTCCAATGCTTTCGTAGCATCATCTTTTTGTTTTGTCCAAAAGGCTTTATTTTGAATGGCTGCTTTTTCTTCTTCTTTCTTTTGTTCTTCCTTTGCTTTCTTCTGAATTTCATTTATTTTCTCTACTTCTTCTTTTGCAAGACGGGCAGACTCTGCAGCTTCATTCTTCTTTTTGGCTAATCGTCCAATTTTTATACTTAATCCGGGATCCTCAATACCATCTTTTCTGTTTTTTTCAGCTTCATCGATAGCCTTTTGCCATTCAGCGGTAGCTGCATCAAGTTCTTCTTGCTTCATAACAGCTCTAACCTTAATCCCCATAACATATTGCTCATTTTTATCTTTGTTGAGTAGTTTTAAAATATCATGGAGTTCCATTGTTTTAATCTTCTCCAAATCAAGATTTTTTAAAACATTTGGCATTATAGATTGAAGTTGTTTGTATGCACTTAATTTATCAAATTGACTGGATGTTTCGTCTCTTATAATATTAACAAGGCTTTCTGCCTTATTTCTCAATTCATCAAAATGTTTTTTTTGAGTCTCCATAGCAGCATTATGCTTTCTCATAGCTCTTTCGGAGTCTGATTCTGCTGTAGCACATTTATAAATTGCATAGCCAAGTCCAGCAAAAGCAGCTGCAGCTAATACATAAGGATTAGTTAACATTGCAGCAGCATTTTTTAGTTGTGCAATAGTTTGAGCTTTGAGAGCTTTTGTCAATAAGATTCGAGAAGATGTATTCTTTGCAATCATTGTTGCCTCAATAGCATACAAGCCTTTCTTTAGGACTAAATCTGCGGCCTCAATAGCACGCTGTCGATTTACAATTGCTGTTACCGTTGCATATACTTGCTTAGCAGTACTTACAGCAAGAATACTGCCTTTGTATCCTGCAAGGGCAGTCGTAACAACAACTATTAATGCTCCTATTTCTTTCAATGCTTCTTGAGCGCTTCCGTCAGCAAAGGCTTCATTCATAGATTGCGCCGCACTGGATATCTCTTTCAAAATTTCCTGTCCTAACGGGCGAAGGGCTGCTGTTATATTATTACTAAGAAGCTTCATTTGATTCTCGGTTGATGAAGACATTTCTTTGAAAGCAGCTTCTGCTGCACCTGTTGCATTTTTCATTTGATCCAGATCGGACGCAGCACCTACTGCATTCTGTCCGGTTATCATTAGGGCGGCTTGTAAAGCTTCGTCAGTACCTAATAACTCTTTCATTTTTGTGGTACTTCCATTTGCTTCGTTATAGATGAGCTGTAATGCTTCTTGGAAAGAACGTCCGGAAAAGGCTGCATCACCTAAATGGTTAGCCGTTCCCATAATTGCCGCACGTATTTTAGTCATAGCTTCGGCTGTTGGAACTCCTTGTTTAGTTATTGATACGACAGCTGCTAGCACGTCTTCGATATCAATGCCAAAGGACGAGGCAATAGGAGCAGCTTGAGCAATACTCTTTCCAAGTTCTCCCATTGTAGTCTTACCAAGCTTGGCTGTGGTAAATAACATATCAGAAACAGATTCTGCTTCGGAAGCTCCTTTTTTATACGCATTAAGAATTGTAGTGATAGCATCTGCCGAAGTAGCCGTTTCTGTAACGCCACCGATAGCAGCCTTAGCTGATACTTTTAGAATATTCATAGCATCCGCTCCATCATGTCCTGCAGATACAATCTGATATAGTGCTTTAGCTGATTCTACGGCTCCGACTGGAACCTCTCTAGTCATATCGATAACACTATTCATGAAATCGGTAAGACTGCCTTTTATTCCGCTTGAAAGTGTTGCAACTTCTTTCATGCTTTGCTGGAACTGCTTTTCGAAGTTATATGCTTCTTTGGCTGCTTGAGTAAAAGCGATCCCCGCACTAATGCCAATCCCTCCGAATACATCAAAAGCGGTAATTTCACCGGCCATTGCCTTTATGATTCCCATCGCTTCTTGACGCCCGGAATATAGCCCTGAATTATCTATACCTGTAGCGAAATATAACGCACCATCTTTATTCTGAATACCCATATAGCATTTATTCTTAAAATATAAAGAGGAGGTAAAATTTGGCTATTTCGAGAAGAATGAGCATCTTTGCAGTGTTCTAAGACCAAGGAACGAATTTTTTACTTTACTCTAGGGAGTTGACAAGCCTACTATATCACAATATAGGCTATCAATTCCCTTTGCTACATAATCCCTAGTGTGAATGAAAGATTATGTTCCTTGGTCGGAAAGAATAGGGGAGAGATAGCCTTTTTCTATAATATAAATTACTATTCATTAGCGCCATGACCAAGGAAAATGAGAACGTATCTGTAGCGAATAAAAGGAACTACACAGAAGAAGAAATCAATGCTGCTTACAAGAAGGGCAAGGATGAAGGAAGAATTGAAGGGATGCTCGCTTATCAGAAAAGATTGATTGAGAATCTACAGCGGGATAATTCATCTCTCAATCAGAAGCTTCAGGAGATTAAAAAATAATCCCCCATATCTTCACAGATACAAGGGACTAGAAAACATACTCTAAACCAATTTAATAAAAAAACAGTTAACCTAATATATAAACACAATGGCAAATTACCTTATCGTTTGACCTTTCCAGCAATATCGTTATATTTCTTTATCCTGACTGTCTTACTAGGGTCATCAAAAGACGGAAGTTCTACCCACTCATAATCTCGTCCTTCAACATTTCCGTCTTCGTCAGTCATCTTATTACGCTGTCTCATCACAAATGAGTACTCCTGAAGTAATATCTCTATTAATCCATAGCTACTATCCAACGTTTGATTAAACGTTAATCCTAGAGCTTCCTTTGCAATAACTAAGAATCTGCTTTGGTTATATCCTTCCAGCTTTGCAGATTCTTCCGAGCGGCTATTATCTCCGTCTCTCGTAGCGGGCTCACGTTCCGAAGCATCGTGATAGAGGTACAAAAAGGGTGGTACCCTATGCGATATATGATTGCATTGAATAATATGCGTATATCCTCCCATGTCGTATTGTCAATGAGGGCGTTTTTAAACCATGCCGGCGGATCACTTGGCTTGTTATGAATGCCCAGGCAAACGACATCGAGAAGTAGTCCTCCATATTTATTCATCAATTCTGGAAAATCAGCATTCAGCTCACCATCTTTAACAATCATTTTATCAATATCTTCTTTTTCAATTTCAAGGAGAAGTGGACGAATTCTAAACCATGTCCGGACAGTGATAGGCTTTATTACAATACAATCACCGGGATCCTTTCCTTTCGGAATAGAATCTCGGTTAGTAAAATCAAATGGAATCTTGACAGGCTGCTCCGTTACGGATTCCGATTCTTGCTGAAATAAGTTCTTTATACTCATAATTTCCTCAAGGAGCCTAGCCCGTTGTACTTCCAGGCAATACATTCAGTTATTCGCGACTAACTTTCAATACTTTCGGCTCCATTCTTCAATAGTTTGCTCCTGCAGGCGGATTCGAACCGCCGGTATCTACATAACCAATGTAGCGCTTTTACCAACTAAGCTATACAGGAATCCAATTAGTTATTTCTTAGTTGCACTTGGGGCAGCTTCTCCGCCCTCGATATTCGCTGCATTTGCGGGAGCTTCTCCACCTTCAAGAATGGTAACTACTTCGCGCATGAAAGCGGTCTGTCTCTTACCTTCTGCAGTAATAGCAGACTGCATATATACACGAACAAGTAACAACTCTGCCTGCTCTGATCCCGGAGCCTGTGAAATCTTTGAGGCAATTTTACCATTGACGATGGTATAAACCACTTTCTTTCCGTCTTTAGGCAATGTCTCGCACTGGAACGTTTTTGAAATAGAGGGAGTGTTAATAGGCTTTTTCCAAATGTTTTTTCCTCCTGTTGTATCTACTTCACCGCCTGCCAGTTCTTTAAGGACTTCATTGGATGGAGTAGGGATGGAGAACTCAACATAATCTGTCGTATCTTTCACCAGCTCAACATAAAGGGGTTCTTCACTACCTTCTACTTCAATCTTCACTTCCTTGGGATCTGCAAAGTTAAATGCAACACTTCCTTTTGTCGGAAGAGGAAAATCTTTGAGGTCCGCTCCTGGAACACCGTCACCGACTGTTCCGAATTTAATTTTACCTACGCCCATAGCGATAGGTCTTACTTCTCCTGCCATAATTATTGATCTATTAAAATTTCTAATCTAATATTTGTACAAGCAAAGCCCTCTTTCAAGTCCGGCATTGGAACACTCCAGAGAACTGTCACTTCTTTACATACACCGTCATTACTATTGATTGAATCAAGCGACTTCCGCACCTTACGCTTTAATTCTTTCATTCGTTGACGTTTTAACATACCATTCTCATCACTCCAAGGTACGAAGATATTGATGTTAACAGGCACTTTATTGATAAAGTCAAGTTCATTCAATTGCAGATGATTGATAACGATATGTTCATTGGTCAAGCCTGCTTCCGATTTGTCCTTGTAAATCATAACATCGGTGCCCGCAGCGGCCACAGCATTATAAACTATATCTACAGCGTCAAATTCATCCATATTCAAATTTTACTAAAAACAGACTTCAATGTCTCCCTTAGATATTTCTCACATTGAACGTTCGCACCTGAAACGACTTCATACCCTTTAGCTTCCACGGCTGCCGCATATTCCATTCCTGCAACACCGACCAACACATAACCACCAGTATACGACAGTGAGACTTCTTCTGCAAGCCTACGACCTTTGTACTTACCGGTGGTCTTGTCAGTACCTTTGTCTCCTTCTTTGAAGTTCTCTGTAACCACTTCACCGTCTTTAGCTATTATATATCCGATAGAGGAACGAAGATTACCAGTCTGGTCTTTATATGAGCCACTCCGGCGGGCTACTTCGATAAACTTTTCACCTCCTGCTTGCAGGAAAACAAGCATCTTATCTTCTGCTTTACTTTGAAAATGGTCGAACCAGCGTTCCATTTCATCAAAGGTGAATAGGGGAGTCATGCCGTTTTTCATACGTTGATAATTGAATGTGATTGATAAGGTTCCCAACAGATAACCGGTACATCAATACCCTTTGATGCAACTTTCAAACGCAAAAACTTACTATCTGCTGGCGGTTGCATTTTGGAGTAGAAATAGCCATGTACCTGTGTTTCATCACCAGCCGAATTGTGTTTTAAAACAATTCTTCCATCGCTTACCGGGTCGTAGCGTCCGGGGACAGATATTTCAACCGGTTTCCCAGGAACCCATTCACCATTAACTAAGTGCCCGTTAGCCTCAATAGTAACTATTGCTGTATGTGGATACCGTTTTACCATCTGTTGCCAGCTCTCCCTTTGATAATGATTCGTTTCCCAAGTTTAGCAGCTTTCTCCGGCTCCCCGTTCTCTATGTACAGTTGCTTTGCAGTCTGAATATAGAAAGAACGGGGATGAGTGATAGAAAGCTTGTTTTCACTGAAATCTTGAGAGTTTACCATCATGGCATACATATCAGCGACACAAAGACCGACTTGCTTCATGCTTTCAGTAGTACATTCCGCTTCGGGGTTGATACCCCGCCTAACGAAGACTACCTTATCCAAGAAGCCTTCCATATCCCCAATAGATGGATATTCCAGTATTGTTTCTCTGATTGTTGCCATTATAGTTTACTCTTCATCTGTTTTTTCAGTATCTTCATCGGCCGCCCATTCCTTGGCATCAGTTTTCATGATATACATTGCATCAGGATCGTTGACTACCGGGATGGCATTAGCTTCTGCTTTAGTCCACTCTTTGAACGGTTCAAGTTCAGACCACTTGCTGATAAAAACAAAGTCTTTTTTCAGTGTTGTTGCTTTCTTCTTGTACTCGACAGAATGTTCCGCTGCAATAGGACCATGTTGGATGTCACCGCATTGTAAATCTTCCAAAAAACAGATATTAGCGGCTTCCCATGGATTGATCGTAGTGCGATTATGAGAAGCATCTTCAATACGAACAGCCGGGCTCACTAAGACAATTTGAACACCTTCTGTATTCTCTTGTGCAGAGAGATATTCATTGATAACTTTCTTGGAGATTGTCAGCTTTTCTTTCTGATTGATCCAGCCTTTAACTTTCTCGATAACGGCTTTCTGTTTTTTCAATAAAGCAAATCGATCTTTACGCATCACTACGTACTTAATGGTAACACCATCAGCAGAGGCAGAAACTACTGTATCTTCAATGTCTTGCAATCCGTCTGCAGTGTTTGCATTTGCCCAGTCAGCAGCAGAAACCTTTTTATTTTCATTCTTCATACCACAACCAACAAATTCCTCGGTAACAATACCGTTATTATTGCTTGAGTTTAGAGTGAACCCACCTTTAGACATCAGCTGCATGCACCACCATTCGAAACGTCCACGAACAGCGTTATATACAAAGTCCTGATCTTTGAAAGCGAGGTCAAGGATAGATTTCAAATCCGAATCACCTTCACAATCACGGCTAAGTTGCCGGTATTCGTTCCAGTCGCTTTCATTCATACCACGCTTAACGGCAGTCTTGGGGATATCACCTGACATCTTACCTACAACTTCACGTTTCTTTTGCGGTGCAGAAGAATCAAAGCTGATAACGTCTGCAATAACAGGAGCACCTTTCTCTCCGGTCAAAGTTTCCCATTTCAGAGAATCTTTTTGCTTTACACCGAAGAAGTTAGGGAAGAAGACCGGCTTAACTTTACGTGAGTTAAGTCGTGCTCCCATGTTCTTACGGTTCACTTGTTTAATTAAACTTCTTTCCATATATCATTTATTTTAATGGATTAGACAAAACGGATAAAACGGAGCAATGCTTTAATAGCGTCGTCAACAGGGTAGGGCATTACTGCTTCATTAACAGTACCACGCACCAAGAGGCCTGACTGCTGGTTAGCTACGGTCACATCAACCTTGTTCATAGTGATAACCTCCGGGGTATACTTGAACTTTGCAGCTTTGGCAGCAGCTTTAGCAGTAACAAGGACTAAGACATCATTAATCTTTGCGGCTCCAATAGCTCCAGAAAGAGTTATTGTGTCATAAGCTGCATTGGTTTTGTCAATTGCAGAGATTACATCAGAAGCTCCGGTTAAAGCACCGCCGATTGTAACAGCTTCCCCAACTTTAAACACATGATTCTTTGCGATTTGAATAGCAACAGCATCGGCAGCCGCGACAGCAGTAACTTTTCCGGTTTTAACAACATGGTAAAGGCCATTAGCATCTTTACCCACAATTACAAGCGGAGGAAGCTCGTCGATGATTCCCTTCAGTTCCGCGCGGGCAATAGTTCCACCGCCCTGAATGTCCTCGATAATCTTTTCGATACCAGGAGCATACTGAAATTCACTTTGTTTTTTTCTGAACATAGCTTTTAATATTAATAATTATTCTTCTAGACCAAGGCTAGCAGTGCCATTATCAGAGCTTTCCTCATCCTCCATTAACTTTAACCATTCCTGTTCGGTACGTTCTTTGGGCTTATAGGAATTAGGCTTGTAATCACCACCGGCGACTTCATCATCAATAACAGATTGTTTAATTTCGGCAAATTCTTCTTGAAGCTCTTTAATCTGGTCTTCAACAGAAGTTTCAGAATTGACATCAATACGATTAAACCATTTTGCAGGGAGTTTAGAATCTGCAAACAATGCTTTAGCAGATGCCTGCTTCGTAGAAGTAGTGACTGTTGTAGCGACAGTAGAGACAGATGCAGCCAACTCGGAAATCTGTTTCTGCTGGGCTTTCAACAACTTAACAACAGAAGCAGGCAAGCCTTCGAGATCTTCGTCCTCGTCTTCATCTTCTTCGTCATCTTTCGGCTTCTTTGTTTTTTTAGTCTTAGTTGTCTCAATAGGTTTTCCATCCTTCAAACCGTGTTTTTTCTCATAAGCGGCAATAGCAGCATCAATACTGGCTTGACTGCCTTGTTCATTTGATACCAAGTCCGGAAGAATATTATCCTTGAATAGCCCAATATAGTTATCCAGATTCTCTTCACTTTCGATGTCGAAAAGAGCTTGCACCTTGGCCGCATACTTTTCAGGAATTCCAGCTTTTTTCAAAGCTGCTTTGATGGTTGCTAAAATCTTCATACTTTTTTCCTTAAAATATATTGGGAGTAAATTTTTCCTGCTTATATATTTTATTTCAGAATCAAATGCATACATTTGTAATTAAGTTAAAGCGTAGAATGGATTATATAGAAGATAGACATGAATATTACAATGTGTATATATCTAAGTGTACACAATGCAAGCATTTTAATTTTGATAAATTAAAATGCCCGGCATACCCTAATGGTATTCCTGTTAAATACCTTGATGGTTCACAGGTACATGACAAAAGAGAAAGCGACCAAAAAGGGGAGTTCGTCTTCCTAAAAGAATCCAATTAACGAGTTTTCGCTTTTGTATAACTCCATCCCATTTTTTCGGATATCCGTTTCCATAATATATGATAATGGACCACTGAAGCCATTGTTGGGGATAGTGTATTATTATTGATTCTAGCAGTAAACTCTGCTCTTAGTTTGTTATTCTCCCGATTCACTAGCTTTTCGAATTTACTAATTGTAATTCCCCATCCTTCTTCGGGACGTTTCATAGCGAATGTATAATTAGGTGTTACAGCTCTCATTTCTGATACATTATGGGCTATTGCAAGATACATATCAGCCGGACTGAATGAGTTGCCAATTCGTCCCAAACTCTTTTCTGGCTCTTGCCAGCCTCTTGGGTGATTATGTGTAAAAATGCAATCCTTCATCTTCGCACATTCTTCATCCGTAAACTCAACACTATATTTGGCTCCGCGCTTATCGATTACAACATTACCATTCTTGTCAAATAAGACTCCTGTTTCAAAGCTTTTATTCAGGCGTATTTCATTCTCTGTGTTGGTTATTTTGTTATAGAGTTTTCGTTCATTCCATTTTTGTTTAATATCTGTAATTTCAGTATCAGTCTTGATACGTTTAGGTTTAGAAACCTTTATAACTTCATTCGTAATAGGTTGGGAAACTATTTCTCTTTGTAGTCCTCCATCATTGGTAAAGTTATCCTTATACCAGAAAGCCGATTGAAATCCATCCTTATTCTCGCTGACAAAATCCTTTGCCGCTTGGGGAATATCCGTAATAGTTTGACCTTGCGGAACTGTGTCATTCAGCAAGAAATCAGCAAAGTCTTCCGGTTCCATGGTGATAGGAGTAGCAAAACAGATACAAAAAGGATGAAAGCCTGTAAATTTGAACGTTTTCGGATATTTTCCAATCATCGCATCACAGATCTTACACGGTCCGCGATTATTGGCCGAACGCTGTATCTCAATTCCTAGTATAAAATCCTGTTTACTCCAACGTTCATAGTCTGCACTACGATAAGCTGTGTTCGTAGTTGTTGCAGATGTTCGGAGAGCGTTCTTGTATGCAGAGCGGTATACACCTTGCCCTGGATGATAATCTTTCATCGGTTGTGATAGAACCAATTCACCTTTCTCATTTCGGATCCGGCGAAAACGTTTTTGGGGATTTTGCAAAATTTGCCGTATATCACTACTGATTCCGTTTGAGTTACGTCCGGCAACTACGCCGCTATCAAGATAGAATTCGAGTTGCGATTTCGTTTGCTGTGTAATATTCCAAACTCTATCAGACAATTTTAGACCGTTGGAATCTATATCATTCTTTAGAGCCTCAAATGCAGATAGGCTATGAGTAAACATTCCATCCTTAGTTGCGCTAGAAATAGACATTCCCTTGATGAACAGGGAAATAAAATCATCATTCTTCCTCTCTGCTCGTTCCCAGCCATCCTTTTGGAATGCGGAAATATTAGCATATAACATTGATTCAAGGTTTAGTAGTTCCCGGTCAACCGCACTCTCTATTCCCTGATTGCTTATCCATACATTGTTTTTCCCCGCATCTGACCATTTACGGAGATACGGGGAAACAGAAAGTATAAACTGATTAAAGATATTGGCTATTACGGCCTGCTGTGCAGCAACTTTCTGTATATGCTGTTTATCGTAGAAAGAAAGTCCAGGCATAGTTAAAGTGTAGCTCCTAGGAATGAGTTGTTTTGAGCTGTATCTTTCTCATCCTGCTTCTTGCGGGCCAACTCTTCTTCAACATTATCCGTATATGGCGAATTTTTAATGATTGTCTCTTTGCTATTAAATTGGGATGCTGTTTCAAGATTTTTAAGTTCTTCTGCCAGGTCTTGTGGGAGAATACTGCCAAACTCCACCTCAATAAAATTATCATTTAGCTGTGATGCATACTTAGTATGTGTTATATTAGCCATACCTGCCTGAACGATAGCAACAGTACGTTGAACAGCAGGACCGAATATTTCCATCTGTTCGCTGGCTTTAATTTCTGCGTCAATCATCATAAAACGGCGGGAAGTACCACTAAGGTTGCCAAGTCCCATTAACTTACTCATAGATAGGTCAGGGCTAGAAGCTCCGGAATGTATTGAATCGTCGAGTTGGTTAAGTTCAAGTGTAACGGATTCACAAGACTGTTGCCACGCCAAGTAATCGGCGTCACCGTGATACGACGTACCGGTATCCGCATCTACTTCCATAGTAAAGTTTAGTTCTTTGCCAACAGTTTCTTTACTTGGGAGGTTAGCGAGTCCGTAAGTCTTCAGTATAGGTTCAGAGAAATAATCATTGGTGTCAGATAGACGGGAAAGCCTCATTTCCTTTTTATCTATCAAGTTGGCAACATCTTCCCAATCAGGGCAATCAACTTCGGCATATACTACCGGAATTTTGCCAAAACGATTCTTTGTCTTTTTCACTTTCCAGATGCCATCCATTATCCCTGAATAGATAACTTCTTTCGTGTATATCTTCACGCATTCACAAGTACGGCCATTGACTTCTGCATTGTATTTATAGAGAAAACCGTCCATATCATCGTCCTCGTCGAAATGTGGAAAGAATTCACATTCGGTATTGCTATCTTTAGGAGTAGAGAGGATCTTGACCTTTAGCTGGCTTTTTCCATCGTCCCGGGTAACAGGATAGAATACAATGGCTGCTTTAGTTTCGGATAGAACTTTACGGGCAAACTCTTTCAATACAGACTGCATCTTGAGCTTACGCTTATAGACTTTTTTGAACTCGCTGAATCCATCGTTCGGATCTTCGGCTGTTATTGTCATTTCTCCACCAAACAGAAAGGCAACAGAAGTGCGGACAATTTTCTTTGGCAGATTGGTAATGACTTTTGCAACATCTACTGTCTTATCTTCAAGCTTTTTGGGCTTTTCGGCTCCTGTTTCGGGGTCAACTTCTACTTCTGTATCTGAATATACAGCAATCTTTTTAGGGTCCCGATACCCAACTGATTCTTTACGACGGGTTCTGTCTCCATTGTATTCCTCCATATACTCACGAGGATTACGATTTTCACGGGTATCAACGCATAAATCACCTACTATGCTACCGAAATCTTCATTTTTCAGAATATCCTTAATGTCTGGCATATACTTTTTTCTTAAAATATACGCCCTAGAAGTATTTCCTGAAGCGGTAAGATAACATTTCTCAAAATTCATAGGTGTTTTCTCGGATATAGGCTGAATCATTTTGTATTTTCGCAGAGCGAGGCAGAGCAATATCGAATTAATTTTAAATTCGGTATATTATGTTTTGTAGAAAAAATAACAAGAGAAAAAAATTAGGCATAGTCACTCTGTATCTATTGATTCGATTAAAATATTGGATGTATAAAGAACAAGCTAAAAGATACTCAACGATTGAATGGTTATATGATGTAATAACAACACTTTTTTGTTAATAATGAAAACGAGAATTACCCACGTCCAACTTTACGGGTAGTCTTTTTAAACTTCAATCCAAGTGATTCGACAAACTCTGCAAGTATTGTCATGCCATCCGGCGCATCATCATGTGAGTTATCTCCTTCACGCTTGTAACTGGTAAACGCCTTCATGAAACGACCGTAGTCTGATCCTTTAGAATATTCTGTTTCATCAAGAAAAGCACAATGTTTCTTTATCCAGCCGGCTTTCATTATGATACGCGTTTCTTTGTGCTGGGTTGTTGGCCGGGCTTGAATAACACACGATTTCTTTTTAGCTGTAACAAGTTTGCGTACATTGATAGCAAATATACGCCCGCCATTGTTTGATTCAATGCGTAGCTGATCGCACTCTGTATCAATAACCATCTGTGCCAGGCGCGGTTCTGTAACTTCAACAGGATCCTTTGTGAAAAGAACGTCGGTAATGAAATATCTCGGTCCGAATACCTTTGCGAATGGTGCGCAGAAATCATCATCACCTTTATCGGCTGTATCACAAGATCCGAGTGTCCCATCAGGTTTCTTTCCTGCAATATCGGCTAGTTTGAAGCGCATGAGAGACGATTTGGGGAATAGTAACCCTTTGGCCTCGAACGGTTCCTGCATATATTCGGCCATCCAAATACTTTCGTCGGTTTCAGAACGTAGTTCCTGGTAATATTCCGTAGTATGTACATCAGCGCAAAAAGTTTCATCGTTTTCATCAAGAGCTGCGATCCGGATGATTTCATTATACTTGCCGGCTTCTTCCATACGTCCGAGGACATCACTAGAAGACCAGCGGGTACCAATGTCAATCATACAGCAGCTTCCCTCAATACGTGAATCGTGCGTACCTTGTTTCCAAGACCATACCTTCTCGTTATTATTGTCGGATAACGCATCTTCCAGGCTCTTGTATAAGTCGTCGGTCATGGCAAGCATTGATGCACCGAAACCGATCACGGTGCCGCCAACACCACCACCGAAATAAGATACCTGGCGAGCGCCTTCCACATTCCAACTCTTCACATTCTGTTTATCACCTTTCAGATGAATATCAGGGAATATCTCTTTGTAACGCTTAGATTTTACAATATCACGGGTATCGTATGACAGCTTATTGTAAAGAGTATCAGAGCAACAGTTACGCATTACAGATTCTTCCGGGAAGTGACCGTACATCCAGGCTATAAACAATGAGGAAATATAAGACTTACCGGCACGTGGCGGCATACTGACAGCAAGGCGATAGATAATATTAGCTAAATAGGAGGTATACACACGCATGAACGCTTCGGCTACTTTCTTCAAGAATAATCGTTTGGCAAAGAACTTAGGATCATAGTATAAGCAGAAAGCCCAGAAATCATTCCGGGCTTCACGCTTGCGAAGTATAGTTGCTGCTTTCGCTTGTCTAAGCAGTATTTCTCTTTCACTCTTTTTCTTTACCATCAATAATAGCCTGAAGTTGTTCGTCTGTCAATGATTCCAATTCATCACCAAGGTTTACATTCGCGTCTACTTCTTTCTTGTCACGCCATTTTTCCGGCTGTCGATTCTTCAACCAGAAAATAGCGGCTGTTGTATCAGGAGGATAATGCTCTATAAATTCCTTCGAATCTGTAATCTTCCCGTTCGATGTTGCAAATTTTGTTGCTTTACAGTTATACCCAATAGCACGGTTATAGAGTCTCGATGCAACGTTAGCATCTGCTATATTTTTCCCCTTTTTTAGGGACTCAAGAAATTCGGGATAATCCTTCTTCCATTTGTTTAAAGTCTGCTCTGAAACAGAGAAGAATTCGGAGAGCTCTTTATCTGTTGCACCCAACAAACAAAGCTTTAGAGCTTGATCGGCATACTCTATTCTGTACTCTGATTTACGCCCTCTTTTTTTCTTCTCGGCCAGATTCTTCTTCTCTGTCATAAACTAACAATAACTAACAAATTGTGATAACTCTTGCCTTAGCTTGGATAATCTTCAAATTAAAATATAAATAGGGGTTACTTTTTACAGTTCTCTGGAATTACTTTAGGAACAGCATTATTCCAATTAATACTATGGTGTAGGCGTCTATACACACTTCCCATTGGGCGTATCTTTGTACAAGAAGGAGCATACATAATTGTGTAGAAAGACTTAACATAAGTCCCACTATCTAAATATATATCAGTCATTCCGCCATTTGATTGTTGAGTTGTTACTTGATTCAAAGAAACATGCGGAATCTGAAAAAACAAATTTCCTCTACTTCCTAGTAAAGTGTAGGTGTTTACATCTTCATTAATTTTACCAAAAAACTTAAAAGGCATGTTTGTATCACAAATAAATGAGTTCATTGCTTTCCGTTTAAGTAATTCACCACGAACTATATTATTCTGCTTTCCTCCGATAAAATCTCCTCTTTGAGCTAATGCAACAGCTAAAGCACCTGTTTTATTTTTGAAATCAATTAGAGCATCAAGTACTTTATCAAGATTGATAATGTTTTTCTGCTTCATTTCACCATATTGATTATAAGTGTATGAGAATTCCGTATAATCATCATCTAACTCAATAAAATATTGGTAGCCTTTTTCTTTTGCTATTTCAAAAGAAGCATTTCTCGCATAAATAATAGCTCGACGATCATTGAAGTTATCACCCTCATCTGTTTCTGATGCTATTTCTTTTTTGTCGAATACATATATGTTCTCGTAGTTTTTGCGATAACGATCTATCTTCGGATCTTCATTATCTAATACTATGATAATATCACCTGTATAGCCACATTTCCGTAATGTTTTTACTGTATGTACATTGTCAGGACGCCCATGTGTAAGTATCAATGCAACGAAGCTATTATTTTTCATCATTGCTATAATCCTCCAAATATGAGTCTGACAATTCTTTCTTTAAACAAACATATCCTAGTTCAATAGCTTTATTAAAATCTATAATGACAAGAGCTGAATTTTCCATTAAATTTTGAATGATGTTGTTTGAATGAGCATAAAATTCAGCAATTTTTCCATAATCGAAAACAATGTGCCTTGAAGCTGCAATCTGAAGAAAATCTTTAGTCTGCTTGTCTAAATTACACTCCTGAATTTGTTTCATCAGACAATTGTAAGTTTCAAGATTATAGAGTTCTGATATTGCAGGTTTATTGCCAGTCGGTGTGTAGATTGGAGATACTATTTTTTTTGTATAAAGATTATTATCTTTCTCATCGTCAGAATTATGGATATCAGTCGAAAGTTCGATCTCGTCTACTGAAAACTCCCAATCATTCAATACATCAGGCGAGAAGTTTTCTATCACTAACTTCCAATCGAATTCAGAAGTATCGGAAGTATGATTATCTGCTAGAGCTAGCAGTTTTCTCTTTTCATCTTCCGTAGATAGGTCTTTGCGCTTAATAACAATAAGCTCGGTACCGTCAGACTCAACAATACGTACTTTGAGTCCTAACTTTTGAGCTTCCTCATACACGCCATTTCCAGCGATTAACACATTGTCACGGTCGGCCAATACGGATCGACCGGCTCCACATTCAACCAGGCTTTTGTGGATAAGCCGCTTGTTTTCATCCCCATGGATACGATAGTTCCGGGGATCAATCTTAATTTCTACATTTTCTTCCATGACCAAGGAATTTTCACTAAAATATAGACTCCCCGGCTATTTTCTTTCTAATAAGTTCTTGCACTCCGTTATATATCTCATATAGCTGCTTCAATGTCTCTGGACCTTCCCATTCAGAGAAATTGCCATCCTGGAAGAAACGATACTCAAAAACGCGGGTAGCTGTCGTACCAAGGTTTAGACTTTCGAATGTTTCCCTTACTATGTGCAGCTTGTCTAATATTTCAGCGTTTCGATCTTCTGATTCATCTGAAATATCCTCAATATCTAGCCTGGAATAATCTACATTATCATCCACAGGCAGGGGCTTGTATCTACTCCTATACTGTGAAGTAGGAGAGGATGCGTTTAGCTTTATCATCTTCAAAACAAAGAAATCAAGCTCTGTATAGCCATTTCTTTTTGTCTCAAGTAATTTATCCAGTAACCTGCTTTTCTTTTGAAGGAGCGAACAAATGACCTCATTCAAGACGTCTGTTGCTTCGTCTGAAATACCAGCAAGCCCACAATGATACAAAGAGTAATCAAGCCAGCGTTCGTAGCGTTTAGTTATGTAATTATTTACTGCTTCACTTGCCATAAGCACAAAGATTTTATATATTTGCTGTTCCTAATAGCAATACAAAGCTTTATACTTATGAAAGCGGTCGGTGGTGGTACGCCGGCCGCATTTATTTTTCCAACTCTTTACCCTTGGCAATGTTGTAATTACACAAATACATCCCGATATCCATTTCGGTTACATCAGGGGGAGGAGTACTTTCACCGTAAATCTTACGTAGAGCCTCTTTATTGCCTCCCCATGCTTTCCAAAGTACCTTGGGCTCATACTTATCAGGCAGATATGGAAATAGCTCACAGAAGGCCTTGAAATCCTGTTTTGCTTTTTCTCGTTCTCTTCTGGTATTTTGAACTCCCGTAACGATATCTTTAATCAAGTTCTCGTTACGCGCATAGCCAGTTTCAGCCTTTTTTCGTACAAGTTCATTTTCTCTATGCTCAATCTCACGGCGTCTGTCTTTGCAAAAATCGGCAAGTGCAACCATGATTGCTTGATTGTTGATCTTCGATCCCCAAACGAACTGTCCGCGACTGCCGTTCTTTAACTGGGAGAAGAAAATACATAACTCGGCTAAATTCAGGTACCAGTAGCTGGATAGTATCGACAAGGCTGTTTCCGCTAGCTGGGCATTAGTCAATTCAACACCGGCATATCTCAATACAGATTTCAAATGCTCGGTAATGATCTCTATCGATGTTGAGTTGCTAAAGCTCCTGTTTACGTCTGCTAGAGTAGGTATATGCTCTGCATTAGCCACGTCATATAATGCGACATTACAGTTTAACTGCGCGATTGTCCCACTCCATTCAGCGACCAATTGAGAGGCTGTCGATCCAGTCTGTAAGGCCTGTTGTATCGGAGTTAACTCCTTTGGGGTTACTATTGTCTCCTGGACTATTTGCGACGGTCTTAGCACCACCTGCAGTCCTGTTTTTATTAATTCTCCGTTCATCTTTCTTGTTTTTAAGTTCAAATGTCAGCCATCGGGCAAAGTGAGACATCGCATCCTTAGGCGACTTCGCCGTTTCTCCTTCATTTTGCAATTTCATAAAGAACTTCTCCAGATACCCATAAAAGGTTTCTAGCGTGAAATCAGGGTTGCCGGAAGAACGAGTATTCATCGTTACTGTTTCCGCCCATGACCGATTTGATTTCAGTTCAGTATAACAGTCGTCCAAAGACTTGTCGAAAAAACTATCAGCCGGAAACAGATCTCCCACGCGTAAGGGAGATATTGTCTTATTGTCTTTAGTCTTATCTTTAATGT